GATCTCTCTGTGATTTCTTCTTTGGTCATTTCCCGTTCAGGCTCTTGGTTCGCTGCGTTCTTCCATTTTATGAGGAATGTTTCGTCCTCTACTTTTCGCGGGTTCCCGCCAGTAATTATCGCGGCTATCCTTCGTAACTCCGCGGCAGTTTGCGCATGGTAAAATTCAAATTTCTCGCGTCGGTTTAGTTCTTCGAGTTCTTCTTGTATTAGGTAGTCGATCCATCGGGTGAGTTGCGAATAGGTGTGTTTGAGCTTGCATTCGTCAAGTGCCATTCGGAGGTGAGAGGCAAGCCGAAACCACCAATATTCGTCACCCTCTACCCGTTTCCCTCCGATTCCTCTTTCTTGTCTTCTCCGACGATGTTTTTTAGCGTGACTTCAAGGGCGTCTAGCTCGTCAAGTGTTTCTTTGCTGTTGAAGCACATCTCGCGTAGCTTGTCGACGTGATTATAGAGGGGTTGAACGCTGACGGGCGCAACAATACCGCAAAGCTCGGCGGCGGCAGACGCTAGCGCCTCGAGGACATTGGTGGGGAGCTGATCAATCGTCTTGCGATCAACGGGCTTGCCTTCTTGGTCCTTCAGGCATTGAGCAACAATATCGCCCTGCATGCCTTCCATTTTCGTGGGGTTGCCCTTTTTATCCATGCGTTTCCGCAACTGGTCGATATACCGCTCGCGCTGCAAGCCATTCATCTCAACCAGCTTGAAATCCATATCCTCTTCGGTTTCAAAGGTAAGGGTCACGGGTATCGATTTGTTTTCGCCTACGAATGTCAGTGCTTCCATTTTATGCTCTCTCGTTTGTGATTAGGTGAAAGGGATGGGAAGCCGTCGGCCATCCAGCTGACCGACGGCTCGGCGTGATTACGGAGCTGCGGTGTATACCCAGTCCTGCTCAACACAATCGTTATCAGATAGCGTTCCAACGATTTCGCATTCTGCGGTAGGCATCTCACCTTCAACCAATGGGTTAGGAATGAAGTTCTTGAGATATCCCCAGAATTGGAGCGTCGACAAATCAGGAAAGGTGACGGTCAATTCCTGATTGTTGTTGATCTGTGACTTCAGCGAGCTATATGATGCCGGATCATAGGCAACGGTTAGCGAGCCGTTGGTCATTTCAATAAGCTGGCGTGCTGCCTTTGTGCGGCGACTCACATTCCGCATTGTGGTCGTTTCGATGGCATCGCCACCCTCAAGACCTGGAGGCTGAACCTCCATCTCGAAAATGTTGGTGCCACCAATGTTGATGACTGTCTTGAATCCGTCTTTCAGCCTAGGCATTTCAAACCTCCTCTACTGTGATAGTTGCGTTGATTGCGAACGAGTATCGTTGCAAGGTTTTGCCGGTACCGTCCAAGCCGAGGCCGAGTACCGGCGAAATGCGGCTGATCGCTTGAACGAGATAGTCAGTGCCGTCGATTGAGACGGTCACGCGGGAAAGTGTATCGAAATATTGGGCAATTTGACGAGCTTTTGTCTGTGGCGGACTCTGTTGCAAACGCTTGCCTCGGCAAATGACTTGGATGCCTTCATGATCTTGAATGTTATCGCGCATGATCCGACCATCCTTGATGCCGTCAGTGGAAATCACGCCTATCACCTGTTTACCTTTTGCGTCCGGCAAATGTGCATAGTAGACGGGCCAATCCGCCGCGGCGCCCGGCGTATCGCCGAATCCGTTATCGATAAGCATTTGCTGCACGATCTGTTCCGGAGAATGAAGAGTCACGTCACTCATGCGCCCATCTCCTTAGCCACAATCCGAACAAGCGTACCATCATTGATCATGCGCTTGTAGGTCTTTTCGAGAAACTTCGCAGATGTTCCAGCTGCATGGCGGGATGTCGTGATCTCATGAACGAAAATCGAATAGTTGGCCGCATACGCAACGAGCGCAGTAGTGTCGAAGCCCGTTTTTCTGAAATTGGTATAGGCGCTGTTGCGTAGATTGCCGGTGTCGACCGGGGTGATCCGCACACTTTCGGCTTTGAGTACGAGGGCAGCCTTTCTCAGACCTATTGAGAACTGGCGACCGAGCGTCTTGTTTGCGCGCTTCAAGCCAGCGAACGCACTACGCGTATTCACTTTTATTCTCAGCCCTGCCATTGCCCGATCCACACCTTGTAAAAACGCTCTTGGCCGACGATGGACTGTGTGTCCTTCAGTTGGAAAATTTGATAGGCCCCGCTTTCTACGGGGTCATTGACGTTCGGCACACCAGCAAGCGTGCCCTCGACCATGTAGCCGAACTGAACCGGCTCAACCACGGAAATATCAGGGTAAACCACGGCGGCCTGCTCGACTACGGTCTGATCATTCTGTGGCACCGTCCTGACGTCGTCACGCCAGCGGCACGGAACCTCGACGGCTGTTCCGAAAGCCGGAGATCCATCAGCGTTGAACTCATCCGTAGAAGGCGGCCAATAGACCGCCGTGGATTGTCTCGTTGCCTTGATTCGTACGCTAGGCACCGTTAGCCTCCCTACCTTCCAGCAGAACAGAAGATATGTTTGGGCTGCACGGTGCCGTTATTGGCCTCGTCATCAAGGTCGGCAAGCTGTCCGGTGCAATCCATACGCTTCGCCATTTGGCCGTAAACACTGGATTCGAAACCGGCACCGATATGCTTATCGGTGTATTTGTCTTTGGCGTCGTCGATTTCCTGTTCGGTCTGCCGAGGATCCCGAAAGGTCATCATGTGAGCGGCAAGATATTTCGCTACTGCCGATGCACGGTCTTCGCCGCACTCCTCATCAATGCCAAGTGCAAGAACGAAGTCACAAGCATCATCCAGAATCGCTTGCCAACAAGTATCCGATACGTTCGGATCCAAGTCGATGATGCATTTGACGTCATCTAGCGTTACTGAAAGGGTGCTCATTTGGTGTGCTCTTCTTGCTTGTGAAAAAGGCCCGCCGCCCTGTTGGACGAGCGAGCCCCTGAAGTCGTATTATCGAATTTGATTCTAATCTTCGTCTTCGTTTTCTTCTTCGTCGTCGTCCAAGTCAGCCAGGATCAATTGCCCGACAAGTGCGGCGGCCTGCTTTTTGGTAAGCGACTTCTCGTTTGCCTTTTCGCCGTCGGCGCCGATGACGTCGTAGCGACCTTCATCCTCGTCGCTCTTGACGATCTTTGGACCGACAGGGCCGCGGAGTGGGGCGTCCTGTTGATCTTCTGGGCTGCCGACGCGGACGAGCTTGTTCTTGATGTGCGAAAGATCTTGATATGCGGTGAAGGTTTGACCGGCCTTGTAGGTCTTGCCTTCGTAACGAATCGTGCCCGCTTTTACGCGGTACTCACAAAATGGTTTCTTGGTGCTCATGGTTTAGCTCTCTCGTGTTGAAATAGTGAAGCGAGGGGGCGAACGGTGCTTACTGTCACCGCCGCCCCCGAATCAGACTCTCTTAGGAGAGGTGACAGACGCCAAGGTTACCGTCTTGATCCACGAAGAAACGCGGAACCATGATGGTCATAACCTTGAAGTGCAGGGACATGCCAGCGTTTGTATCCCATTGAACGTTGTTCATGGGCATACCTTCTACCATCTGAACGTTATCCGCCGTCAATTGGAGCAGAATAACGTTGTTGTTTGGCAGAGAATCGACGACGGTGACCGCTTCGACATTGGACAACTGGAGAATCCGCTCACGGATCGTCAAGTCGCCATCGGTCTTGAAGTCTTTGTCCATCTTCGTTTCGTAGGCAGTCGGGATGTACAGAACGTACGGGCCGTACTTCTTGGAGTTGATCAGCTCTTGCTTCATTTCGCAAACTTGCTGAAGAATGTCCTCACCGGTTACGAGAGGGTCAGTCCAAGGCGTGCCGAGAACGACGGTCTTGCGGTTCGGGTGATCCGTCAAACCGTAGATCGTACCGTTTCCATAGGTGTAGTTGCCAAGGCCGTTGACATAAGTGTCTTCAACCTTCTCGGCGATGTTCAACGATGCTTGCTGTGCGAGGATCGTGTCCAATGGCTGACCACCGTTGCGGCTGGTCTCCAGCTTGCGAGCGCCCAACTGATAATCAGTGTGGAAGATCGGCAGCGGCAGATTCTCGAGGCCGAAAATGACCTGCTCGTTGTTGCCGCGGACTTGTGGGTCCATACTGGTGAAGACTTCTTGCGTCTTGCTCTGGGTTTGCCATTGCAAAACGGAGGTACGCATACCGTTCACACGGTAGACGAGGCCACGGGTCATCAAGTCAGCAACCGCACGGAGACGAATCCGGGCGACCTGAACGATAACGGAGTCGAGAAGTTCCCACTCATCCTTGCGGAGGCTGGCGTTTGTACGGAGAGCGTTGATTTTGAAATTGCTGGCGAGCAATTTCTGAGCAACACTGCCCCCGCCTGCGCCTTGGAAGAGCGAATCATTCATACCAACTAGTGCATGCATGGTGTTTCTTTCCTTTTTGGTTTATCGGCTACAGCCGGGGTTAGATGATCTCGATTTCGAACCAGTCGCCGTCTGCGGCAGCTGCTTCGCGAGCAATACCAATTCCCTTACCAGTGGTAACAGGAATCAGTTTGCCGTTGCCGGCGCTTTCGACGGTTTCACCAACTGCCACGACTGCACCGGCTACCGCATTGATACGGTCGCCATTTTGAGCGGTGACGGTCTTGGTGACGGCGCCAATCGCGTAATCGTCAGTCAAGCAACCACCGCGCAAATCGTCCTCGTGGGCGAACATTGGCAGCGGGTTTGGATCTTGTGCGACGTTATTCGCGATAACGCCACCCCCCGAAGTGTGCAAGCACAGAAATCCGGGAGTGATGACACCCTCTGCGGTAGCTTCCTGGAAAGAAGGATCGCCGTAGAGAATGACAGTTTGATTTTGGAGGCCCATGTGATTTTTCCTCTTCTATCGTTGTGGTTCGGGGCGATACCGCTTACTTCGCGTCGTCAGACGCAAAAAGAGGGGCCATATCAGGAATTTCCTCACCGGCGCCAGCGTTGGCACGGATGGAACCGCGACCGCTGTAAACACCTGGGTTCAAAGAACGCTCCAAGCGATCGAGGCCATCGGCGTCGAGCTTGTCGAGATCTTCGTCGGAAAGAACGCAAGCATCATTTGCTTTCAAGCGTTCGCGAATTGGGGCAGCTTGTGCTGCGGCGTTTGCCTTGGCGAACAGCTTGGGCACGACCTTCTCAATCGTGGTACCAACGAGCTGAACGATGCGCTCTTCGGTGAGCGGCGAAGCGTTGGTCTTTTGGTCGGTGCTACCACCACAACCGCAACCGGCGTCGTTTGCCTTGACCTTGGTTTCTTCGCTTTCGGGGCTTTCCTCTGCCTTGAGATGCTGATCGAGGTCCGCCTCATTCAGCTTCATCAGCGTGGCGCGGTCCTCTTCGGCGAACGCATTGCCGTCATGCTTGATGACAGCGTCGACTTTGTCCTCTTTGGTCATAGTCGGGTTTCCTTTGCTGTTTGTTTTTTCCGCGTTCACCGTGACGGGCAGCGGAGGGTTGGGAGACTGGTTCGTTTGTTCGACGTAATCCGTCTTACGATTCACTTCGACGGCGTCGTCGTTGATCGTGATGTTGTCGTTCATGTCAACTGAATAGGTCCGGCGCATAAGCTTGCGCGTCGTCTTCTTTTCCGTCCCGATATTCTCGTCGGTCCACATGTAGATGACGTAATCGTCTTTGAAGTCTTCGACGTATAGGTACTGACCCATTTGAGGCATCGTCTTCTGCATCAATAGACGCTCGAGCGCTACTCGCTTGTCATTGCTTGTCAGCTCGTTGTTCTTGACTCCAAGCATGCTGCCGATTGCCGATGTGAAACGGTTTACCATTTTCGAGATCAATGCCTCTTGGTCAACTTGTGGTGATTGGTCGTCGGCGCTATTGACGCGGGGCAAGCCGCAACCGTCTGCATTGCTGCATGCCCCCTTGCTTAGTGGGAGAATGGCGAGGTGATCGGGGCTGTGGTTTCTGGCAATGACGTTGTATTCCTTGCCGTTGAATTTGCCGTTACCAAATTTGTCTTCGGTGACAAGTCCAGTCGATACGTCGATGTCCTCGCCGTTTGCGAGCTTCTTTGCGAGGGCTTTCGCCTTGGGGTTGCCGTTATCAGAAAGCGTCTTGATCTTTTCGACGTCGAACCACGCTTCACCTTTCAATCGCGCCGGGTTCTTGGTGCCACGGGCTTGGAAGTTGACTTTGAACAGCTGCCCGACGGTGTCGTTCTCGAGAACGTCAGGATGATTCGCGCTGACATTCTGGTTGTTCCGTATCGGATGGCCGAGAGTCAATGGCCGACCGTTCCAAGCGCCTGGGTATTTTTGAAGCTCTTCTGCGGGGTAGTGAACCCCTTTCAACACGCCCTCATTGATGAGGATTGTCGGTGCTACGAGATATTCGCGACCGTCTTTTACTTCACGGCGAATATCACTGGAAAGGTTGGCTTTGAGATGAAGCATCTAGAATCTCCGTGGTTGTTGCCCTCGGTGGTATCCATATAGCAGGAGTTTAGGGCGTACAAATTTCGGAGATTCTACCGAGCGCAACCGTTGCGCTTATCAATAGTTGGCGGGCACGGATGATTTGATTCCAGAGTGTAGCTTATCAGTCTTCTCTTGCGTGTAGCCGTTTACAATACGAAAAAACACGCAATTGCCGCTCTAATAATTGTCAGCCACATATAAACTGACGCTCGAAAGAAGCGAATCTTTCAGCGAATCGGTGTATGCTCCTTCTACCAAGGTCTGCTGTATTTCGTACTCCGCAGTCGCCCAATCACCGGAAAGGAGGAAAGCTTTCACATTGGCGAGTTTCGTCTCGATGAAATGTGCGTCAGCAATCGTAAGAGCGCCCGACTCGAATTCAGCGGCAAGATCGAGGCGAAACTGGTTGAAGAAATCCACTCCGTCTGCCGTCCTTTTTTTGTATAAGGCTGCAAGAGCGACCTTGACCTCCTCAGCATCTACCAATGGAGAGAACCCAAGTGGCTGGTTGCCTTCCTCGGTGTAAATCACCGACGGTAATTCTTCGCCGTCTTCCCTGTAGAACGTTTTCATAAATCAACTCCTAATAATAAGACCAAGAAACCCATCGATTCACGTTGTGGTCATAGACAAACTGCACTGAACCTTTTTTCACTAAATCGAAATCAGCCCCGTCCGGCAACAGGAATCGATTGCTCGCAACGGATCCGTTATCGTTATCCTTGAACTTCAACTTTTTGTTAGTTCCTGTATTTACGATAAAAATGATTCTGTTCACGCCGCTTGCAGGAGCGACTATGCCAGTGAAATCTCTATCTTGGGTACCGGGATTGAGAAATAGCGCATTCGCTGAACCCGGGTCGAAGTCGTGGAACTCAACAGCAGCGCCTCCGGTTTCCGTGTATCGCAAAATTTGGGAATCTGGCATTTGAGTGATTCCCGAGGAATGGGCGTAGTTGCCGATCTCTACAGAAACCTGCCCGCTGCTTTCCGTTACGGGCATGTTGCCTTGAAAATCCAAGACCGTGGCACTTCCAACGCTTACCGAGTTCTTTTCTACATCCACGGTCGACCCGCTACCGGTATCACCTTTTTCACCCTTGGAACCCTGCAATTTTATCCCCCAAAAAGAGGAATCGGTTCCAATAAATGTAGAAGTAAAGGTTGTTGGGTTCGAAGATTCGTGCGTGAGCACCAGCTCGATGTAGTCAGCGTCTACCAGTTTCTGGGGCTCAAAAACAAAGGCTAGACTCCAGTAATCGGATGCGCTTCCCGAGTTCCTGATATATCCTGACGCTAAATTCCAATCTTGCTCTATGCCGTTGATTTTTACCGTAATTCGAGGTTGGGTCCGCTGGCTCGACGTGTTCAGTACTCGTATCGTCCCGCCGAACTGGTATGTGCCATCCTCTTGCACCGTTATTCGCGAGTTGTTAGTCGTGGTGCTATGCCCAAACGCTGAATCCTTGTGGTTGGCCTTTTCGGCATTCCATGGCACGGTCAGCGGAGAAGGCCTAGAAAATGTCTGTGTATCGTCTGTACTTTTCAGAACGATTACGGGCAACGCATCCGAGGCAGGTATCGTAATTTCCTCCCACCCTGAATCCTTGCGCGCATATTCTTTCCCGTCGCTAGGAGCTTCTGGGAAGCTCACCTTTGAGTTATTGGCAGTAACATCGCTAGCCATTTGAGAGTTTGCCAAAGTATACGGAGAAACGGCTATATCGGAATCGGTTCCGGAGTCCACCTGTGAGAGTGATGCAACCGTAAGCGGAGTGCCGTAGATTCGGCTTTCGGCCACGGTCAAATCCGCACCGTCAACATTCAGTATAATGTCACCGGCGACCAAAAAAGCGTCTATTTCTTCGCTTTCTTGTATCTCGCTCAGGGTGGCATAGTCACTTAGGGTGACTTGTCCTGACGACGGTATTTGGTTGTTTGGCACCGGAATCGAATTCAAAGTCAGAACCGATGCGGTCTGATTTTTTGCAATGATTACACTCATGGTTATGCCCTCCACCTAATAGTTACCCACCCCATAACTCCGGAGGTGGTATTGCCGCCCGCCTGATTGCGCACGCCCAAAATATTATCTTCTGAAAAGTCAGCGTTTAGAGTTTTGTCCTTTCCGGAGTTCGCAGAACTTGCAAGCGTAGCAATGGAAGTACCGTTTGCAGTAGCTTCGAAGGTTGCCGCGTCTGCATCGTTGCGGACATAGGTTATCGCCACTACAGTCCCATTGAATTCGGCTACCCTGCCGCGCGCAGCGGTGAAGGGCCGTCGATCTATTCCACGATAATAAGCGCCCGCGCCGGTATTGCCTTGCCGCCCAAAGGCTATCTGGGCCGACTCTACGCTGAGCCATTTCGTCCTTGTGGAGTCGTAGATCATCTGCTTGGAAATCGCGGTATTGTAATACGTATCGCCGTCGTTCGGAGATGGTGAAGCGGGGTCGCTTGCAGACGAGCCGTAATTGCGAACACCAGAACCTTTGACAGCCTTGCCCGTGGTGCCGTCAAATACGGCAACTTCAAGATCCAAAGCGGATGCTGGCCCAACCACATCCCCGGACGATGGGCCAGAAGTGGCGTTTGTGATGCGCCCTTTCGCGTCTACGGTTATCGATGGATTTGTATAAGATCCGGGGGTTACACCGCTAGTCCCGAGCGTAGGATTAGGGTAGGTTCCGGCCAGATCGCCACCCGCTGCACCTGTTGGCGTCCTGGCGTCGCTCAATCGCGCGTCATTACCTTCGCAGGCCACGCCCGAAGTCACGCCAAAGTTTACCGACAAAGGGGTTGTGCTGCCGTCTCCCGCAATACTTGCGTCGGTGGCAACATTCTGGTTATCTGACAAAACTCCAGATAGGCCAGTAACGTCGATTTCGTCGCTGCCGCCCTGCTCGTGCGAAGCGGCGTGCGATGTTGGGGTACGACTGTCGGATAGCCTTGGGTCGTTGCCTTCGCATACTTCTCCGGCAGTCGAGCCAAAATCTTTATTGAATGCGGTGTTCTCCGAAAAGTCGTCTTTCTTCCCGTCAAGCGCCAGTTGAGTAGCGGTTGAGATAGGCTTGTCCGCGTCCGAGGTATTGTCTACATTTGACAATCCAACATCTGCCTTATCTAGAGTGACAACACCCTGCTTGCCTGCAACCGATTGCACCAAATCCGGATTTCCGGCAACTCTTTGCCAGATGGACAACGAGTCGTTGTAGATGATCAAATCCCCAACGAGCATTGCTATTGTTCCGCTTCCAAAATCTTGCGAACCCGCCGTCGAAACTCGATAATAGTCTCCGTTCGAACCTACTCCGTCGGAAACCGTAGGCGTGTTCGTGGAAGCATTATACGCGCCTTTGTATTCACTGCCGGTCTTGACTGAGTCGGGCAAATTGGCAAGAGGCACTAAGCTGGTCGCATCCAGAGGGCAGTATCCATTGGCGGCACCCTTGTTCGCCGCGTCTTCTTTCAAATCGAGTGCGGTTTGAGCCGATAACGGCGAACCAGTCTCGCCAGTGCCAGTAATGCTCGCATCGGTCGATACTTTTTGGTTATCTGCCAATACTCCAGATAAACCGGCGACATCAATCTCATCAGCCCCGCCAGATTCATGCGATGATGCATGGGCGGTGGGATCCCTGTTGTCCGACAGCCTGGGATCATCTCCTTCGCATACAGAGCCAGAAGAAGATCCGAAATCTTTATTGAACGCCGTATTTTCGGTAAAATCGTCCTTTTTGCCATCGAGCGCCAGTTGCAGGTCGATCTGATCACTCAACAGACCGATGATATCTCCCCACGATGTTGGCTGGGGCACTAGCGATGATATAACGCCGTTTTCGTCGATTTGCTTGAAATGTTTTGCCACAGGATCCCAAAACAAACGACCGTAATCGTTATCGGCGGCGTCAGGGCTTGTGTTGCCCAATAATTGGTGTGTGCCATTTCTACCAGTTGTCGTCATTATTTATTCTCCTGTTCATATCTCTACGGCTTCACCGTTTATTACCAGTTCGCCTTCGTTTAGTCTTTCACCAGCAATCAAGCTTTGAACACGATCGGGTATCGTTACGACTTGGTCTTCGATGATATGAAAATAGTTCAGATAGGTGGCTGCGACGTCGGCTATTTGTATCGATGCAGTTCCGTCCCCTTCGTCGGTAACCGTAACCCCACCGGAAAAATTTAGCGAGGTAGCCGCTTCCAGTATGCTGGATCCGTCCTGTTCGACATTCACCCCAAGGATCCCTGTCGTTCCGCCGCCGCCGCCGCCGAATCGAATCCAATCAGTCCATTGCCCATTTGGAAGCTGAAAACATATGCGCCTGCCTCGAATCTTGATGTCACGGACCCCTGTCGGTACATCCGGGAGCGGCGCTTCGCCATCATTTAGGTGAAGCCAAGCGCCCCATTTGTTCCCGGGTCGCTGAAAACGAATCGCAACGACCTTTTCTTCAGCATTGAGCTTGAGTTCATGATCTGGCATGGGGCCTAAGCCGCCAATCCTACCATCACGACCCCGAGGGCCGCGCATGCCGCGGCGCCCTACCTTGCCGCGCTTTCCATCCTTGCCGTCTACTCCGTCATTTCCATGAAATCCATCTTTTCCGCTCGATCCGGTATAGCCGCGAACGCCCTTATCGCCTTTTGGGGAATCAATCCAATCGCCCCATGTTCCGTCTGGGTTCTGGAACCGAATAGAATTGCCTTTGATTTCATGTTGTGGTGCGGGGCCTGTTGCCCCTGTTGCGCCGGTAAAACCACGGATACCGCGGATGCTTTCGCCCTTGTCACCTTTCAAAAGGTCATGGTTTGCCTTTAGTTCTGACCTAATCGAGTGGGCCAATGCTCCAAATAGCTGAGCAACCGCCGTTCCCGCTTCTGCTTCGATGTGCTCCAGTATTGTCGAGATCTGTGCCTCGTTCGCCTTTACTGGATCCTGTCCGGGAAAGGTAAATCCGGGCTTCTTGGCGCCTCCGGTTGCTTCTTCAAATAGGCCACGAGGTTTTCCGCGCGGGCTACCGTCTGACTTCTTGGTGACAAAATCACCTTCCGGCATGCCGCTTGGTGGCGTGCCGCCTTCTACTAGCGGAACGGCGACGCAACGGCAATTCGGGTGGAGAGGAATCAGCGCTTCGATCTGTTCGATCTTGAAAACGCGCCCCTCCAACGCGGCGCAATCCGGGCAAACGCGATCATCCCCCGCCGTAACCCATTCTGCCCGAACGCCGACACCTTCAATGCCAAGACGCTTTAGCTCTGTGATATTTCCTGTATGATGAGCTCTGACAATTTCGGTACGGGCAATGGTACGTGCCCTTCGCCGCGAAATCCCAATTACCTGCGACATCCGGCGCGCGACCTGACGCGGATTTTCCCCAGCCGCCAATCCCTCGGCAAGCTCACGGCGCATTCGGTTTTTCATATCGTCCGTTAGGCCGCGGAGTTCATTGAAAGTTCTGGTATATAGGGCAGCCACCCGCTCAGCCGGTATTCCACCACCAAGGGCAAGCGCCAACGGCAGCGATGTTCCGGCAGATGTGGCAGTCGCGCCGATTGCGCTTGCGCCCCCAGCCAGCGCAGTGGCGCCTGCCGTTCCTTGAGCAGCGGCAGCGACGCCGGGTCCGGCTTTGGCCACTTCCTCTTGCGCGCGCCTTGTTCCGGCATCTGCGGCTCGACGAATGAAATCGTCCGAAAAGCGATCACCGTTGCTATCCACCGCAAGAACGCCGTTCTCTACTCGATCATCAAGCCAGTCTTCAAAAGCCTTGATCTTGGCAGCGTCGGTCTCGAACGCAAACGCGCCGGGCGCCAAGTCCTGGCTGATTTCCGCGATTATCTGGTTGCGCTTGAAGGCTGGTCCAAGGCCGAAGGTATCGTTTGTTACGATCCCGGTCCTGATCTCCTTCAGAAGAGCGGCCAAACGGCGATTTATAGCGCGCACAAATTGATTCTGTAGCGTCGTGGTCCGGGTTGGGTCGATGCTTTTCGGGTTTCTTTTGCGCTGATTGGCTTTGAGTTGGACGCTGTTCTCTATTGCTTGTGCGTAGAGCTCGGGGTCGAATAGCGTTTTACCGCAGCCGCAAGTTTGCTTTTTGCATGCCACGGCTACTCCTCGTCATCGTCGTCCGAATCAGCACTGGCTGCGATCTCAAGAAGCGCTGCCTGCATGCTCTCCCGCAATTCGGCGTGCATCTGTTCGCGTCGATCTGGGTCTGGATCACCGATTAGATCGTCATCCTCGTCGTCGTCGTCGTCCTCAAACACGCCTTCGAGGGCATTGACCGCGGCGCGTGCCATTTCTTCCGGCCAATCCATTACCTCGGTAAAGAACCACTGGAATGGAAGGACGTTTTCACCACCGGCCTGCATGAATTCCTTGATTGCTCGGGAGCGGTTGAGCGCGATCTCTGCCTTTTCCTTCGCCTTCTCGTCGGCCAATGACGGCCAATCGATAATGTAATGATCTACCTTCGGCAGCACGCCGTATTTCATCATCTTGTCGACGAAATCCCGGACCCATCGATTGCAGTCATTCTCGCGACGACTTTGAATCTGCTTCTGGCGATTGGATTCGTCGGCACCACTTGAAAGCTCGCCGCGCTCCGAACCAAGCAGGGTCCGTTTCGGGATACGCCTTGCGCCTGCAATCTGGTCAATCTGAATGTTGACTTGTGATGTTGGGTCGCTGACCTGGGGGCGCATATCTTTCACGGTCACGCCCTGAACTTTCAAGTATCGCTTGAGGTTCAGGAGTCGTTTGTCGATTTCCTGCTCCATTTTCTGGAGATCGTCGGGACTCAGTTCTGCTTCTGGATCGAGCTCGAAGATGTATCCCGGAAATGCTCCCTGCCAATACATCTCTGCCGAGCCGCCCGATACCTTTTGCAGGTCATAGAGATGGTTTAGGATGTTCTCGAGCCGTGGCGTTCCGTAGATCTCGTCTTCCAGCAAGTTTTCGGCAATGTGGATGATCCGGTCGGCGTGAACGTTGGAACTAAGACCCTCGCCTTGGTCGGCGTTTTGATCGATGCGGCGCCCGCGAACGGTAGTGCCCCCTGTGATGGCCTTGCTCTGGTTGTTGGTCTCGGTGATCGAATAAACTTGGACCTGTCCGAAACGCGGCTCTTGTGGGTCATTGAAAGTCTTTACGATGTCGGCGTTCGGCTGAGAATAGGCGGAGACGTAGAGAAGATCTTGAACGGTATTCGGTGAGACGGGTTGAGCTTCCATGTTGTCGCCCTGATCTCCTGATTGCTGCAATCCGAGTCGCAACACGGAGTATTGTCCGATACCGGCAAGCTTGTCTCCGCGGAGGAAGTACTCTTTCAGGTTGACTCGTTCTGCCAGCTCGATAAAGCCCTTTTCAAAAGCCTCCGCATTTGGTTGCGCGTTGCCATCTTGGTTAGGTGGGGCAACCACCCTGATATCTCCACGCCAAGTATCAATCGGGTCAATGTCAACAACGGTTTTGGCGATGCCGCCCCGGCGATACTGCCCATCATAGGTCGCATAGGTCGGGTATTCTTCCCATCCTAGGGACGAATAGAGATTGCGGTCGCCCTCGAATTGTCTACCGAATAGCGTGTCCGTGTTATACCGAGCGATAGAGGAATGAACCTTCAGCTCGTTGAGCTTCATGTTGATGCGTTCAACGTCAGCCTCAGACATGTTCGGTTTTGCATTATCGGCCATCTTCAGCTCCTAAATCTCGGCAAGTTCAGCCAACCGCATACCCAAAAGGGCGACGGCCTGTGGTTCATTGATCGCCGAAACGTAGACATGGGTATTGTCTGCACCCGTCTCAGCATCCGGCACCGGCACGTTCACATAGGCGACTACTCGATTTCGGTCCGGGTCATAGTGCTTGCTGAACCACAATCTCCGATCTCGCATGTATTTGAGCAGCCGCTCCATGTCACTAAAACTCGTATAGGTGAAAAACTTATCTTGTAGCAAGCGGCGACAGGCAGAGTTTATGTATTCACCCTCAACTTGCCGTTTATCCACAGTAAAGATCATATGAACCGTCCCGGATTGGTTCTACGGTTTTGAGAATAGCGGGAAACGGGTTTTACCGCAAGATTCATCTTTGCTTACAGGCGCAACGGTTGCGCTTGCTGGGATCATTGGGCTGTTCGCGCGTTTTCTCGTCATTTCCTGCGTCCTCTTTTTCTTGATTGCCTTTGCGCTTTTCGCTTGGCCTTGATCTCTTTCCGGCTTACCGGCTTATACGAAGTGCCAAGCTTCTTTTTCATTGCTCTGCGCTTTTTCCTTGATGGGTTTTGCGCATTCAACACGATTGACTTATCCGGAATTGAATATCCTACGCTCACCGCCTCTGATTCCTGCGCCCTGATTTTTCCGTAACAAGACGCGCATACATGCAATATGGCTGTGCGCTGACCGTCTTCGTCTTGGCTGGCAATATACTCGACTTCGTGGGTGATGTCATGGCTTGAACACGCGCTGCACTGCCTACCGGCATCACGCATCTGTTTGATTCGGTCGGCTGGATCGTCTGAAATGATCTCCAAGACCACGGCCTCAAGAGAATCGCCAAAGCCGCGCCCAATCATCTGGCCATGATGGTTCCGGTAAAAATAAGGGAGCGCGCAATCCATGCCGCTCCCCGCCTCTTCCGCCGTGTATTCCCTGATCCGCGAAAATTCCTGTTTGGTGACAAAGAAGGTTTCCAGCATCATTCCAACGCCTCTCCGCATTCAGGGCAGTGCCCCGCTAAGTTTTGCATTTCTGACTCGTAATACGCCTGATCGCATCCGTCGCATTCGATTTCTTCGTCAATCGGGATGAATCCTTGATCGGCTGCCAATGACTCAACCTTTTCGAAAAGAGAAGCGACGGATGCGGTATTCGTCTCGATCTTCAAAGCCAGCTCGGTCATGTCGTCCCGCATGGCGTTGACGCTTTGCTGGATTCTGTCGAGGCGCTTGAGTATCAGGTAGCTAGACATTAGTTCATGTATCCCAATCTATTCAACTGGCGCCTTACCCTCAAAATTGACGATTCCTGAATATTGGTAACGGTTTGGACGGTTCTCCCTATCCGAACACCAACTTATTTTTTGGTCAGTTTCTCATTTTTTGCTTTAGACATTGCACTGGCTAAGTCACTACCGACCTTTCGCCAATCACCAGCGATTGATTTTCCATCGGCCCTCCAAGCCTCTTCAGCCGTCATTGGCTTTATGGGCCTGCGGGCAACTCGACGATTAGATGACCCAAACAGGTCAAAGGCACTGCCGAATCCTCTCCAAAAGCTCTTCCAGTTCATTTTTCTCCTATCGGCTTTGGGTACAAAAACGCCCGCAGAGGGGCTCAAATCCTCTGCGGGCACCGTTCGGGGCGAGTTCCAGCCACCCGGAACGGCTTGGCG